GCTGACGCAGCTCGTGCCGCTGCTGCAGCGCATCCCCGGGATCTCGCCCGAGTGGCTGGCGCGGCAGCTGATCCGCCGCATGGGCGACGACATCGATATCAGCGAGGCGTTCGCCGAAGGCGTGCCCAGCATGGAAGCTTTGAACCAGCTAATGTCGAAGCCGCCTGGCGCGCCTGGAGCGCCTGGCGGACCGCCGGGACCGGGAGCGGGTCCTACCGGCGCCGGCCGCGGCCCGCCGCGACCGCCAGGGCCGGGTTCGGATCCGAACGCGCAGGGGCCGGCGGGGGCCAATCCTGCCGCCGCGACCAACGCGCTGACTGGTCCCGGCACCGCCGGCTCGCTGGGACCACACGTCCCGCCGCTGCAGATCTACGGCCGCAACGGCAATCGTCCCGGGACCGGCGGCGGCATGCCGCGCGGTGCTGGAAGTAATCCCGGCATGCCAACGCCGTGAACGGCGAGCAACAACAGAGCGTCGTTCACAAAGCTCTCGATGTTGGCGGCGGCATTGTTGCGTCGTTGCCGGCGGTGTTCATCATGCTGCTGTTCATCAACGCGATATTTCTTGGCGCGACCTTCTGGTTTCTTGAGAGGCAGCTTGAGCGCCGGACCGAGCTGCTCACCCAGATCATCGCGACGTGCTTGCCTAAATCAGGGGATTGATGCTAACCCCAAGGGAGGAAGCTAGCCGGGTCCAACCGGCCAGCTCCCCCTGGTTCTACATGCATCGTTTGCTCCTTCTTGAGGCGCCGCCAGGCCCATCCTGGCGGCGTTTCTCGTTTAGCACGGCCTTTCTGACCTGTCGCTTCGATCCTTTTTGTCTCGCTGTTTTGTCGTGCTACGCTACAACCGCTAGACAACGACACGACAAAAGCGCATAAGTCTTGCTGGTCCCCTGCAAAGGAACCGGCAAGACCCTGTGGCAGAGACCGAGACCCCTGACGTAACGGCGCCCCCGTCAAGCGCAGCCGAAACTCCAGCGCCGGCAACACCGGCGTCCGACAGCTCCCCCGCGCCTTCGTCAAGCGCACCCGACAGCACTTCGCCCTCGTCAGGCGACGGCCGCCAGTCAGACCGAGAAGGACTGCTTGCCGCAGTCAAGAAGGTTGTAGAGACCACTCCCGAAAAGCCGGCGATCCCCTCCTCGTCCCAGGACCAGGACGCGGATGCCGAACCTCCAGGACCAGTCTCTCAGGACCAGGCAGCGGCTACGGCCCAGGCGGAAACCCCGCCGGATGCAACCACCGCCGAACCCGACCCGACCGAGGCCGAGCTACGAAAGCTCCGGCCGGAGACGCGTCGGCGTTTCGAGCGTCTTCTCAGTCAACGCAACGAAGCCCGCCAAACCATCGAGAGCCTGCAACCGGAGCTGCAAGAGCACCGGCAGCTGCAGGGCTATCTCAAAGAGCACCAGCTGGCACCGGAAGATGTCAACATGCTCTTGGGTGTCGGCAGCGCTTTGCGCCGCGGTGACTACCAGGGTTTTCTGCAAGGCGTGACGCCTTACGTCATGGCCGCGCAAGAGGCGCTTGGTCTTCGCATCAACCCCGATCTGCAAAAGCAGGTCGACGAAGGGATGATCGATGAGAACACAGCCAAAGAGCTGACGCGCACGCGGCACCGCGCCGCGCAAGCCGAGGCTCGGCTGCAAGACGCCAATCGGCAAGTGGAGTCAACCCAGCAGGTCCAGCACGTCGGCAACATCCGTGCTGCGGTCGACACCTGGGAAGCAGGCATCCAGCGACGGGACCCCGATTACGGCCAAATGGCGGGTGCTGTTCGCCGCTATGCCCAGGGTCTGTTGCAAGAGCGGGGTATCCCCCGCACCCCGCAAGAGGCCGTCGCGCTGACGCAGACGGCGTATGACGAGGTCAAAGCTACGTTTGCAGCGGTGCGTCCCGCACCGCGGCCGACGCGTTCAAATCCGTCCAGCATCCATGTCGCAACCGGCACGCCGAGCGCTCAACCACGCGACCTCAGAGAGGCGGTGGTCATGGCGATCGCGAACTCACGGCGGCCATCTTGACATGAGGACGAAGCATCATGGCGTTCACCGCTGGTGAACTGTCCAACATCGCCAACGCGGCGTTGGATTTCTATTACAACAAAGGCGACACGTTCAAGCAAAGCATCCAGGCGAAGCCGCTGCTGCGCTTGTTTGAAGGCTCGGCCAAGTCTTTCCCCGGCGGCAAAGGCAATATCAGCCTTGCGGTGAAAGGCGATTACGGCGCCGGCGGCGTCAACGATCACGTCGTTGGTTACACGCACAACGACACGGTCAGCTTCTACACGCCCGCCAACATCAAGCGCGTCAACTTCCCGTGGCGTGAGCATCACATGGGTCTGACGCTCACCCATACCGAGCTGAAGATCGACGGCATCAGCGTCACCGACGAGGAAGGCGACGGCAGCTCGACCTCGAACCACAGCGATCGCGATGTCACCGTGCTCGTCAACTTGCTGCAGGACAAGCTCGAAGACTTCGGCGAGCAATACGCGCGCAGCATGAACGCGCTGATGTGGGGCGACGGCACCGGCGATGCGAAAGCTTTGGCGGGCATGCAGTCGATCATCGCTGCAGTCCCCAACGTAGGGACGCTCGGCGGGCTCGCCCGCACCAACACCTGGTGGCAGAACCGCGCGGCGACAGCGGCGTTCGGCACCGCAGGCGGCCGCGGTGCGATCACGTCGGCGACGACCAACGGCGGCGCGCTCTTGCAGTTCCTGCAGTCCGAGTATCGCCAGCTGATCCGCTACGGCGGCAAGCCGTCGAAGATGCTGGCGGGCAGCTCGTTCATCGGCGCGATGGAAATCGAGCTGCGCGCGAACGGCAACTACACGATGACCGGCTTCACTGGTCCCCAGGACGGCAGCATGGGGCAGGTGAAGTTCATGAACACCGTGGTCGAGTACGACCCGACGCTCGACGATCTCGGTTTCACCAAGCGCGCTTACTGGTGGGACCCGCGGCACATCTACCTGATGAAGCAAGACGGCGAGTGGGATCACAAGTTCACCCCCGCGCGGCCGTACAACCAGTTTGTCATGTACAAGAGCATGACGCATACAGGACAAATCGTTGCGCAACAGGTGAACTCGGCGCTTGTCGTCGAGATCGCCTGATGGCGTGCGAGGCCGGCCGGCAAACCCCCCTGAACGGGCCGGCCTCGTCTTTTCAGCAAAGGAGATCTCATGCCCTCTAAGTCGAAAGCTCAAAGCCGTCTTATGCACGGTGTCGCGTCGGGCAGCATCAAAGGGGCCGGCGTGCCGAAGAAAGTCGCGAAGGACTTCGTCGCGGCCGACAAGGGCAAGAGCCAAGCCAAGCTGCCCGAGCGTAAAGTCCCGCGCGCGCCGGTCCCGGCTTATCCAAGCATGTCGGACACGGTCATCCCTGCGGGACCAATGCCGCCGCGGCGGGGAGGCGTCTGATGCCCGCGTTTCATCTCCTGCGTTGCATGGTCAACCTTGGCGGCGACGACAGCACCGTCGTCTATCGCGATCGCTCGCGCCCGATCGTCTTCCCCGAGCTGCCGATCCTGCAGTTCCTGCACGGTGAGGAAGCGATCACCGATGTTCATGTCGTAGGCGTCTGGGATGCGCCCAACGATGAAGTGCTGCAGCGGCTGCAGTCGATCTACGCGCCGGAAGTGATCGAGAAGGTCTTCCCGGGCGCGCGGCCGCGCTTGCCTTTGAGCGACACCAGCATCCCGCGCTGCACGCAGCCGGTTTACAAGGCGCGTCCGGTCCTGCCGGACAGCCCTGATCCGAAGCTGCGCCCGCTCGACGAGTTCACAATGACGGACGAGGCGCTCGAAGCGCCGGAGCTGCCGCCTGAAAGCGTGCCGACGCCCGACGAGATCGCGGCGCATGCCCAAGACGATGACGAAGACGAGGACATGGGGCTGGCCCCGCAAGCCGAGGACCAGCCGCGCATCGTGCGCGACACTCATGGAAGGGGCTCGTCGCGTCGTGCCAGCGCGGCGCGGATATCGCCGACCTTGCCCGATGTGAACGCGGGCGGCAGCCACGCCCCCGGCTTCGAGGACTACACCTCGAAGGTTGTCCCTCGTGGGTAAGGCGCTGTCCGACATGCTGACCGATCTCCGGGCAGAGGTCGGTCACAGCACCAATGTCGCGCACGGGATCAACGATCGCGACACGCTGATTTATTATCTCAACCGCACGCAGGTCCAGCTGTACCAGGACTACGACTGGCCGCAGCTGATCATCGATCGCGACATCAAGCTCGTCGACGGGCAGCGCTACTACCCTTACCCCAGCGATCTCGCCTTCGACGACATCACGCATATCTGGGTGCTGATCAATACGGTCTATAGCGAGCTGGCCTACGGCATCGGCCCCTATGACATGGTGCTGTGGAACTCGGACGAGGGCTTCAAGTCCTGGCCGTTGCGCAAATGGATGCACCACGCCGACACCAGCATGATCGAGCTGTGGCCGATCCCGGACGGGACGGCGATGGACCCGAACGCGATCGTGCGCCTGCGCGGGACCAAAACCGTCACGAAGATGCTCCAGGACAGCGACGAGGCAACGCTGCCGGACAACATCATCGTGCTGTTCGCGGCCGTCGAGATCCTGCAGCGCGACAACGCCAAGGATGCCAGCCTCAAGCTCAACAAAGCCAACGAGGCGCTGCGCCGTCATCGCGTGCGGCAGTTCAGCCACAAGCAAGTCCGGCCGACAGCGATCGGCGCGGGCGGCGGCGACGCGCAGTCACGGCCAGGGCATCAGCCGGTGCTCGGTCTCGATTACATCCCGCCGGGCTATGGCTCCGGTCCCGGGTCCGTGCAGCACTAAATGGCAGATACCAGGGTCTTCTCCGTCACCGACTTCAAAGAAGGCCTGGATGTCCGCAAGACACCGCTGACGGCGCCCGGAGGCTCGCTGCGCATCCTGGAGAACGCCGTGCTCAACCAGGGCGGCGAGATCGAGAAGCGCTACACCTTCGCGCCGATGACGACGATGCCGCCGGTGTACGGCTATTTGCTCGGCCATCGCGACAGCTAGCACGCGTTCGGCGTCAACACGGGCGGCGCGGCCGTCCCGCCCGGCGACCTGCAAGTGCCGATCGTCACGCACAACATCGTGTTCGCCGGCACCGGCCCATACGACATCCTCGATGTCGAGCCGTTCGACGAGCTGTTCTTCGTCTGCTTCAAGGATCTCGGCACCGGGATCTCTTACTGCTGGTACAACGACGCGATGGTGCTGGAAGTCGACGGCAGCTTATCGCACGGCACTTACGCGCGGACCTGGCGCTCGAAGATGTACCGTTGCGATGGAAAATATCTGCGCTTCTCCGGCGTCAACAACCCGGCGCAAAACGATCCGTCATCGGTCGACGAGCCGGGCGCAGGCTTCATCAACACGAGCTTGAACGACCCGCTCGGCGAGCCGCTGATGGCGATGGAGATCTATTACAGCAGCCTCGCCGTCATGTCGCAGCTGCAGACGCAGATCTGGGCCGTCGACCCGGATCCGACCAAGGACACCTTGTCCCAGATGCTGCGCATCGGCATGGTCGCGCCGCAGTCGATCATCCAGTTCGGGACCGGCGACATCCTTTTTCTTTCCGACAGCGGTGTGCGCAGCCTGAAAGCCAACGTGATCAATCTGGCGGCGTCGGTCAACGATGTCGGCTCGTCGATCGATCTGGCTTTGATCCCGCGCATCCGCAGCGAGGCGGCAGCGGTCTTTCATGCAATCGCCACGGTGCAGCCGATCCAGGGTCGCTACTGGCTCGCGATCGGCTCCACGATTTATGTCTTGTCCTACTTCCCGGCGGGCAGCATCACGGCGTGGAGCACCTTCGATCCGGGTTTTGCTCCGCGCACTTTCGCCTTGGTCGGCAGTCAGGTGTACTGCGACGACACGAGCGGCAACATCTATCTCTACGGCGGCAACAGCAACACCGAGTTCGACAGCTGCAAGATTACGCTGCGCACGCCGCATATGAGCGCCGACGCACCGACCGAGCAGAAGCGCATCAAGAGCATCGACGTGATGTGTCAGGGCACCTGGTCGGTCAGCGTCGGCATGCTGCCGAACAACGTCGAAGCGTTCGAGCTGTGCGCCACGATCACCGACAACACCTATGGGCTGCAGAGCATCCCGTTCGCGGGATACGGCACGCATTTCGGCGTGCATATGGAGCATGAGGCGCCGGGCGAGGCGATCATGGCGGCGCTGCATTTCAACCTGCAAGAAGGGGTGGTCAAGTGACCGGCATCGTAACGGCAGAGATGGTCACACGCCCGGCGCTCACGCATATTGTGCGCAACATGCGGCCGCGCGACCGCGCCGAGATCTTCGCGCTGCGCTGGGACAACGACGAGGAAGCGCTGATCGACGGCCTCGTCGCGGTTGCCGGCGATTTGTGGCGTGTCTGGACGCTCGATGGCGAGCCGGTCGCGGTCAACGGTGTGGTCCCGGTGCGCCCTGGCGTCGTGGTCGCGGGCGCGTTCGGCACGCCGAAGTGGCGCAGCGCGATCCGCCCGATGACGCGCTGGTCTTTGGACTTCGTCATCCCGGCGCTGAAGACCTCCAACTATCACCGCGGCGAAGCCTATGTCTTGGCCGCGAACACCGACAGCCGGCGCTGGATCGAGCTGCTGCTGGGCGGCGAGATCGAAGCCGTGCTCAAGGGGTACGGCCGGAGCCACGAGGATTTTCTCTTATATGCCTGGGACTTGACCCAGGAGAAGGAGACACAGCATGTGTTTCGGCGGCCACGGGGCAAGTCCACCGCCCGACTCGTCGATGCAAGTCGCTGCCTTTCAGGCGCTAAGGGCTCAGGCACTCAGTGACCAGCAGATCCAGGCGCAGAAGGATATCGCCGATCAGCAAGCGGCGCTCAACCAGCAGCAGTTTCAGGCGCAGCAGGACCAGTACACGCAACAGCAGGCTCAGGTCGGTCAGCAATCGGACCGGCAGACCCAGTACGA